CCAAATGCCACATGGTCTTCTGATAAGAAGTAATATGTAAACTTTGGACCCAGAATCTTGCTGACGAGAACATTTTACAAAAGATTTGGGGAAAATTGAAAATAATTAGTGCAGGACGGATTGGCTGTCCTGCGGCAGGCAAAGCTGCGCCCGAGTGCAGAGCGAGGGATAGGACTCCATTTACGGCGGAACGATCGCCATCCAGTACGGCGCGCACAAGAGGCCGACTGTCCATGACGCGGCGACGCTTGCAGCTGCAGCGCTCCTTGGCATTTCGCCTTCGGAAGCATAGTCATCCAAATTCCTGTGTAGGAATTATGCCGCTCCATCCGGAGACTCCACTCGTCGAAGAGTCGAAGAACCCAGTAGGCGCAGAAGACCGGATGGAGCGGCTCCATCCCATTTCTCTTTCAGGCAGTTGAATGTACAAATTAATCGAACCACCTGATGAAGAGCCAATCAGCCTTGAGGAAGCCAGGACGCATCTGCGTCTGGAATCCGGAGAAGACGATTACATCGCCGGATTGATTGCCGCCGCCCGGCGATATTGCGAGGCGTTTCAGAATCGAGCATATGTTACCCAGACATGGGATCTATTTCTGGATGCATTTCCGTCAGGCTGTATTAAAGTTCCGTTGCCTCCGCTTCAGTCGGTTACGTCTATCAAGTACAAGGACAGCGCAGGAGTTCTACAAACGCTCGAATCCTCTGGATATCTAGTGGATGCTTTCAGTGAGCCCGGATTGATCTGCTATGCCTATGGGAAGTCATGGCCGGCGACTTATCCGGAAGTCAATTCAGTTCAAATTCGGTTTGTCGCCGGCTATGGCGCTGCTGCCGATGTCCCACCGGAAATCAAGCAGTCCATACTGCTGAAGGTTGCCGATCTCTACGAGCACCGCGGCGGCGATGAGGGAATCGATAAAAATATCAAGGAGGCGATTGAAAGTCTTCTCTGGCCGGACCGAGTGGGGCTATTATGATGTCTGAGAATTATAGTTTATAAATATCGGCTCGCCTATGACTCGAAAACAATATCTTTGGATTATTCAACTAATCATTGGAATCCTAGCAGCTGCTTTGTTTTATTCAAATCTCTACTCGTCCCCTGTCCTGCATGGGTGGAGTATTTCAAAAATGTGGAGCCTTTTTATCTTTTGTTCATTCTTCTTCGGTGCTTTCTCCTGGTTATGGGTTCGCAACATAATAGTGTCCTACATTGGGATGATTATTGGCATCTTAGCAGCCGGAACTTGGACTGTATGCAGGTTTGCCGATACCAACATTCAACTGCGTTACGCTACATGGGAGTATGTTTCACAATCTGGCTTAGAAATCATTAAACTTTTTGCCCCAGCGGCTGTTGCTTGGTTTTTAGCAAATCTGTTCATGAAACGATATAAAGAACCGATCATACATTGCAAATATCGCGTGACGCTGCTGTTTACAGGAGCAATGTTGGCAGGCATCTTAGCCAACGGTATTTCTCCATTATTGGAATATCTTTCTTTTACGCAACATGACGTGATGTTGATCAAGCATTGGAGAATTGTTGTAGTTCCAATATGCCTTGGTGCATCGCTTGCCCTTGGGATATTAGCAGGAGTGCTTTATAGAGGGCGCATGATGCTGCGGCTGCTCTTATGTATCCTGACAATAATGGCGACATTTCTTCCCTATAAATATAGTTTACAGTTGAGCGCCAAATTACGGCACGATGGGTGGATATCATTGACAGAACAACTGGATCCATTAATTGGAGTGCTTGACAATTTCAAAACTCATGAAGGCAAATATCCAAATTCACTCGACAATCTGGTTCCTTTTTATATTTCTCGATTGCCAGAAACCAAAAGCGGCACTTATAAGACTTACCATTATTCATATATTCCTGGCCTTGCGCCATCCTATACGCTGCTCATCTTGTCTCCAGCTGGATTTTTGGAATATGATGAATTGCAATACTCATCTGATGGTAAATTCCCATTCCATCCAGTAAAACCTCTATATTGGAAGTCGATCGGAAAATGGAATTATCATAGGCAGTGGCCTTGGCTTCCATGAAAGACGTTTCACATTAAACTATCGATTAAGTGAACATCGGAAAACTCAGACATCGGATAACGATCGAGCAGGTCGCGGAGGCTCAGAATCCTGACGGCTCTATACTTGAAACGTGGTCGACCTATGCGAATGCGCAGGCCTCGATCGATCCTGTTTCAGGTCGGGAGTATTTCGCCGCTCAAACAACACAGGCAGATGTAACACATCGGATCAGTCTGAGATATCTCGCAGGCATAACGCCGAAAATGCGTGTGAAGTATGGCTCGCGCATTTTTGACATCCTATCGGTCATCAACATCAACGAACGCAATCGCGAGCTTCAACTGATGTGCAGGGAAAGCATTGACTGATTTCGACGAAGCGCTGGTCGATTACCTGCTCGGCCGTCCCGGCATTGCTGCGCTCGTATCAAAACGACTCTTTCCCGATTACTTTCCGCAAAGCGAGCAGTTGCCCGCAATCGCTTATACGCTCGAAGATGATTCATCCCAGCAGACGCAACAGGGACCGTCCGGAATGCGCGCAGCGATCTACCAGATAAACATCTGGGCGGAAACAAGGCGCGAAGTTATGGCAGTTGCGCGCGAGGTGCGGCTGGCTCTGGACGGCTATCGTGGAACATTCAAGGACATTCCCATTGTCGGGGCATTTCTCGACAGTTTAAACAGAGAGCGCGATTCCGACACCGGGGCTTACTGCGTCTCGATGCGCTTCACCATCCATTACCTGGAACTATAAATCAAGAAAGGAACAGATCATGACTGAAGGCGTTATCGGATTAGGAACGCTTCTGAAGATCGGCGACGGAGCAACTCCCGAGGTGTTTACCGCCATCGCCGAGGTTAAAGACATAACCGGACCGGGACTCACACGCGAGTTCGCTGAGTTCACGCATCAGCAATCCGCGGGAGGCTACCGGGAATATAAACCCACATTTAAGAACTCGGGCGATGTTACATTCAAGTGCAACTTCCTCCCGGATGACGAGACTCAGGGATTCTCTACGACAGGTCTTCTCAAGGACTACGAAGACGGGACACTGCGAAACTTTGAGCTCCTGTTCCCGGATCCCGGTGCAACCAAGGCAAAGCTCGCTGCTTATGTCGCCAATATCCAACCGACCGCGCCGGTAGGCTCGGCGCTTGAACTGAACGTAACACTCCGAATCACCGGACCTGTCACCTGGAGCTAAGCAAATGATCGAAAGAAATGCACTCACCAAATCGCAGATACTCAGCCGCAAGCCCATCCTACAGGAGGTCCAGATACCTCAGTGGGGAGGCTTTGTCTACATCCGGCCGCTGACCGTGGCCGAGCAGACCAAATTAGCCGAGCTTGGAACAAAGTATGAGAAAGCCAATACGACCGCGCGGATCAAAAACATCACCCTCCAGGTGATCAAGTGGTCTGTGACCGACGCTGACGGGGCGGCGCTGTTCGATGACGGCGACCTGGACCAGCTGCTTCAGTCAGACGCAAGCGCGATCATGTCCCTGCAGGACGCCATCATCCGGTATAGCGGGCTGACGGAGGAATCGCGGCGTGAACTGGAAAAAAACTTGCTGAGCCAGGCCGACGAAGCAAGTTCGTAGTCGCGTTGCGGTTGGGCTGGCGAAGCGTGGAGGAGATGGAGCGGGAGATGTCTTTCCGCGAATACCAGGAGTGGGTGATGATCCTGAACTCTCTGTCTGATTCACAATCCCAGCTCAACGGCAGCGGGTCGGCCTGGTAGAACCAGCTGAAAACAATGCGGGCGCTCGGCGTGATGCAGCAGCTGGGAGCAAAACGAAATGTCCGGAATTGAGATGAAGGGGTTCGAAAACCTCAAACGCAATGTCGAACAGTTCTCAAAGATCGTACAGGACGAAGCTATAAAGGCAGCCGAGGACGCTGCGGCCCAGGTCGTAAAAACGGCGGTCGAATCCGCAGCTCCTCGCGAAACCGGACAGCTGGCATCCTCAGTTCAGATATTCGAAAGCCAGGACAGAAAAGTTTTGTCCGGGCAATTCCGCCGCCGACTTCTCGTCGGTCCGGGCAAGAAAAAAGGCTTCTATGGCTTCTTCCTTCAGAAGGGCTGGATCTGGAGCAAAGGCCGGAGGAAACGAGCAGCCATAGGCAATACCCACAGCCAGTCAGGCCCTACAGAGGGCAGCCATCGCATCCAGCCTCACGAGTGGTTTCCCGACCCGGCGCAGATTGAAGCTCAGGCATATGAAGCCGGGAAGAAAGCATTTGAAACGGTGATCATGCGGGAATCTAAGAATTAAACAAATATGAGTTCCTAAAAGATTTCATAAATGCCGCAAATACTCAAAAATGTTCCATTATTTTTAAAAATGTAATAATAGGTAGAACTTTCTTCGATAATTATTTCGCTGCCATTTAGCTCCTTTTTTATATTAATTTCAACTATAGCCTTCGTTCCATCGGGCCGAATATGAGAATGGAAGTCCATGAATAGCTTATCTTTTTCTTTAATACGATATCTCTTTTGAAAGATCCATCCATCTTTGTTTCGTATCCACACGCCATGGTTTCTTTTATCATGAATATAATGAAATTGATCGATTCCGGGGATGCCATTCTTAAGAATGGCAGAAACTAATTCTCTATAAGGATAATCGTCATTACATTTAATTGTTGGTGTTGAGGCGGACTTGATCCATGCAAGAGCAGCTCTTGCATTAGTGCTGTTTTCGAGAATGCTGTCGTTCGCCAAATCCTCAAGGGCGTGAATAGCCTCTTTTACATGCAAAGCACCCAATGTCAAAGATGTAATTATAGGATAATCCCTATTCGTTCGCTTCGATCGGAGGGATCTTATTAAAGTAGCTATATCCCCATCGCTTCCTCTTAAAGCAATGGCAAGACACAATTCATTTTCAAACTCAGTCAATCCAGAATCATACAACTTTTGCAGAATGGATATACTTTCGTCCCCGCTGATTATAGAAAGTATAGTTGCTGCCCTTTTCAGTTTATTGAATTGTTTATGAGTGTATTCTCTATTGAGCCATTTTTTTACGTCATTCTCATTCAATGTAAGAATTTCTTTGAGGTAAGGAATAGCCTCCGGCCCGAATTCAACGGATCTTAAATCTAGTCTTTGGTTTTTTAAGCTCTTGTCAATTGCTGCTCCAAGGCGGTCAACAGCTTCGCCGGCACCCCCATATAACGGCGAAAACATTAAGATGAAAGCAATTAAGTGTCAGTGGCGCCGAAAAACTGGGCCAAAGTGGCGGACCAGAAGGGGCCAGGGCGCCGCAATAGAGTGGTGCCAATGGTTTCCATGCTATACTGCGAACGAAAGATGATTTCCTATCTTAGTGGCTA